TCTCAAAGAAATACTTGCGGCACGTCAGTACGTAAGTGTTAACTTTGAGGAAGTGGATTGAGCATCTTAATTGCAGCATACCTGCTAACATCATGCATATATCATTAATGTATGCAATCCTTTGCCTACAGCTGTGTGGTCTGGGAGAGACTCATGGATCACACAATGAAACTAGACACAATAAAACAGACACCATGACAACACCCGGTGATAACCCGAGCTCTGAACCGCCAGTGAGCACGGCCTTGTCTATTACACTTGACCCCTCCACTGTCACACCCACAACACCAGCCAGTGGATTAGAAGGCTCAGGGGAAGTCTACACATCCCCTCCGATCACCACCGGGAGCTTGCCCCTGTCGGAGACAACACCAGAACTCCCTGTTACAACCGGCACAGACACCTTAAGCGCAGGTGATGTCGATCCCAGCACGCAGACAGCCGGAGGCACCTCCGCACCAACAGTCCGCACAAGTCTACCCAACAGCCCTAGCACACCATCTACACCACAAGACACACACCATCCTGTGAGAAATCTACTTTCAGTCACGAGTCCTGGGCCAGATGAAACATCAACACCCTCGGGAACAGGCAAAGAGAGCTCAGCAACCAGTAGCCCTCATCCAGTCTCCAACAGACCACCAACCCCTCCTGCAACAGCCCAGGGACCCACTGAAAATGACAGTCACAACGCCACTGAACACCCTGAGTCCCTGACACAGTCAGCAACCCCAGGCCTAATGACCTCTCCAACACAGATAGTCCACCCACAAAGTGCCACCCCCATAACCGTTCAAGACACACATCCCAGTCCAACGAACAGGTCTAAAAGAAACCTTAAGATGGAAATAATCTTGACTTTATCTCAGGGTTTAAAAAAGTACTATGGGAAAATATTAAGGCTTCTGCAACTCACCTTAGAGGAGGACACTGAAGGTCTACTGGAATGGTGTAAGAGAAATCTTGGTCTTGATTGTGATGACACTTTCTTTCAAAAGAGAATTGAAGAATTCTTTATAACTGGTGAGGGCCATTTTAATGAAGTTTTACAATTTAGAACGCCAGGCACGTTGAGCACCACAGAGTCAACACCTGCTGGGCTGCCAACAGCTGAACCTTTTAAGTCCTACTTCGCCAAAGGATTCCTCTCGATAGATTCAGGTTACTACTCAGCCAAATGTTACTCAGGAACATCCAATTCAGGGCTTCAATTGATTAACATTACCCGACATTCAACTAGAATAGTTGACACACCTGGGCCTAAGATCACTAACCTAAAGACCATCAACTGCATAAACTTGAAGGCATCGATCTTCAAAGAACATAGAGAGGTTGAAATCAATGTGCTTCTCCCCCAAGTTGCAGTTAATCTCTCAAACTGTCACGTTGTAATCAAATCACATGTCTGTGACTACTCTTTAGACATTGACGGTGCGGTGAGGCTTCCTCACATTTACCATGAAGGAGTTTTCATCCCAGGAACTTACAAAATAGTGATAGATAAAAAAAATAAGTTGAATGACAGATGCACCTTATTTACCGACTGTGTGATAAAAGGAAGGGAGGTTCGTAAAGGACAGTCAGTTTTGAGGCAGTACAAGACGGAAATCAGGATTGGCAAGGCATCAACCGGCTCTAGAAGATTGCTTTCAGAAGAACCCAGTGATGACTGTATATCAAGAACTCAACTATTAAGGACAGAGACTGCAGAGATCCACGGCGACAACTATGGTGGCCCGGGTGACAAAATAACCATCTGCAATGGCTCAACTATTGTAGACCAAAGACTGGGCAGTGAACTAGGATGCTACACCATCAATAGAGTGAGGTCATTCAAGCTATGCGAAAACAGTGCCACAGGGAAGAATTGTGAAATAGACAGTGTCCCAGTTAAATGCAGGCAGGGTTATTGCCTAAGAATCACTCAGGAAGGGAGGGGCCACGTAAAATTATCTAGGGGCTCAGAGGTTGTCTTAGATGCATGCGATACAAGCTGTGAAATAATGATACCTAAGGGCACTGGTGACATCCTAGTTGACTGTTCAGGTGGGCAGCAACATTTTCTAAAGGACAATTTGATAGATCTAGGATGCCCCAAAATTCCATTATTGGGCAAAATGGCTATTTACATTTGCAGAATGTCAAACCACCCCAAAACAACCATGGCTTTCCTCTTCTGGTTCAGCTTTGGCTATGTAATAACCTGCATACTTTGCAAGGCCATTTTTTACTTGTTAATAATTGTTGGAACACTAGGGAAAAGGCTCAAGCAGTATAGAGAGTTGAAACCTCAGACTTGCACCATATGTGAGACAACTCCTGTAAATGCAATAGATGCTGAGATGCATGACCTCAATTGCAGTTACAACATTTGTCCCTACTGTGCATCTAGACTAACCTCAGATGGGCTTGCTAGGCATGTGATACAATGCCCTAAGCGGAAGGAGAAAGTGGAAGAAACTGAACTGTACTTGAACTTAGAAAGAATTCCTTGGGTTGTAAGAAAGCTGTTGCAGGTGTCAGAGTCAACTGGTGTGGCATTGAAAAGAAGCAGTTGGCTGATTGTGCTGCTTGTGCTATTCACTGTTTCATTATCACCAGTTCAATCAGCACCCATTGGTCAAGGGAAGACAATTGAGGCATACCGGGCCAGGGAAGGGTACACAAGTATATGCCTCTTTGTACTAGGAAGTATCCTATTTATAGTTTCTTGCCTAATGAAAGGGCTGGTTGACAGTGTTGGCAACTCCTTCTTCCCTGGACTGTCCATTTGCAAAACGTGCTCCATAAGCAGCATTAATGGCTTTGAAATTGAGTCCCATAAGTGCTATTGCAGCTTATTCTGTTGCCCCTATTGTAGGCACTGCTCTACCGATAAAGAAATTCATAAGCTGCACTTGAGCATCTGCAAAAAAAGGAAAAAAGGAAGTAATGTCATGTTGGCTGTCTGCAAGCTCATGTGTTTCAGGGCCACCATGGAAGTAAGTAACAGAGCCCTGTTTATCCGTAGCATCATCAACACCACTTTTGTTTTGTGCATACTGATACTAGCAGTTTGTGTTGTTAGCACCTCAGCAGTGGAGATGGAAAACCTACCAGCAGGGACCTGGGAAAGAGAAGAAGACCTAACAAATTTCTGTCATCAGGAATGCCAGGTTACAGAGACTGAATGCCTCTGCCCTTATGAAGCTCTAGTACTCAGAAAGCCTTTATTCCTAGATAGTACAGCTAAAGGCATGAAAAATCTGCTAAATTCAACAAGTTTAGAAACGAGTTTATCAATTGAGGCACCATGGGGAGCAATAAATGTTCAGTCAACCTACAAACCAACTGTGTCAACTGCAAACATAGCACTCAGTTGGAGCTCAGTGGAACACAGAGGCAATAAGATCTTGGTTTCAGGCAGATCAGAATCAATTATGAAGCTGGAAGAAAGGACAGGAATCAGCTGGGATCTCGGTGTAGAAGATGCCTCTGAATCTAAACTGCTTACAGTATCTGTCATGGACTTGTCTCAGATGTACTCTCCTGTCTTCGAGTACTTATCAGGGGACAGACAGGTGGGAGAGTGGCCCAAAGCAACTTGCACAGGTGACTGCCCAGAAAGATGTGGCTGCACATCATCAACCTGTTTGCACAAAGAATGGCCTCACTCAAGAAATTGGAGATGCAATCCCACTTGGTGCTGGGGTGTAGGGACTGGCTGCACCTGTTGTGGATTAGATGTGAAAGACCTTTTTACAGATTATATGTTTGTCAAGTGGAAAGTTGAATACATCAAGACAGAGGCCATAGTGTGTGTAGAACTTACTAGTCAGGAAAGGCAGTGTAGCTTGATTGAAGCGGGCACAAGGTTCAATTTAGGTCCTGTGACCATCACACTGTCAGAACCAAGAAACATCCAACAAAAACTCCCTCCTGAAATAATCACACTGCATCCTAGGATCGAAGAAGGTTTTTTTGACCTGATGCATGTGCAAAAGGTGTTATCGGCAAGCACAGTGTGTAAGTTGCAGAGTTGCACACATGGTGTGCCAGGAGACCTACAGGTCTACCACATCGGAAATTTATTAAAAGGGGATAAGGTAAATGGACATCTAATTCATAAAATTGAGCCACACTTCAACACCTCCTGGATGTCCTGGGATGGTTGTGACCTAGACTACTACTGCAACATGGGAGATTGGCCTTCTTGCACATACACAGGGGTCACCCAACACAATCATGCTTCATTTGTAAACTTACTCAACATTGAAACTGATTACACAAAGAACTTCCACTTTCACTCTAAAAGGGTCACTGCACACGGAGATACACCACAACTAGATCTTAAGGCAAGACCAACCTATGGTGCAGGCGAGATCACTGTTCTGGTAGAAGTTGCTGACATGGAGTTACATACAAAGAAGATTGAAATATCAGGCTTAAAATTTGCAAGCTTAGCTTGCACAGGTTGTTATGCTTGTAGCTCTGGCATCTCATGCAAAGTTAGAATTCATGTGGATGAACCAGATGAACTTACAGTACATGTTAAAAGTGATGATCCAGATGTGGTTGCAGCTAGCTCAAGTCTCATGGCAAGGAAGCTTGAATTTGGAACAGACAGTACATTTAAAGCTTTCTCGGCCATGCCTAAAACTTCTCTATGTTTCTACATTGTTGAAAGAGAACACTGTAAGAGCTGCAGTGAAGAAGACACAAAAAAATGTGTTAACACAAAACTTGAGCAACCACAAAGCATTTTGATCGAACACAAGGGAACTATAATCGGAAAGCAAAACAGCACTTGCACGGCTAAGGCAAGTTGCTGGTTAGAGTCAGTCAAGAGTTTTTTTTATGGCCTAAAGAACATGCTTAGTGGCATTTTTGGCAATGTCTTTATGGGCATTTTCTTGTTCCTTGCCCCCTTCATCCTGTTAATACTATTCTTTATGTTTGGGTGGAGGATCCTATTCTGCTTTAAATGTTGTAGAAGAACCAGAGGCCTGTTCAAGTATAGACACCTCAAAGACGATGAAGAAACTGGTTATAGAAGGATTATTGAAAAACTAAACAATAAAAAAGGAAAAAACAAACTGCTTGATGGTGAAAGACTTGCTGATAGAAGAATTGCCGAACTGTTCTCTACAAAAACACACATTGGCTAGACCAACTGAATGGGCCTTAAAAATGATGGCATTACACTGAACAATGCTGTCATTCATGCTGACATCTTTAGTTGCAACCCTACTACATTATCATCACAATATACTACATCTAATCTGCTACATTGTATCCATGTACAGACTCTATAATGCTTGAAACTGCCTTTGCTCTATTTACTCTGACCTAAATCTTGACTGCGTGCCGCCACTATATCTTTGAGA